CTGAGGGTGACTGGGTTTGGGATGAAGATGCTGGTGCTTGGGTAGAGGCGTAACCCATGACCGAACGTACCTGCCCTTGGACTTCCTGCCAGCAACGCCACGAATGTGGAACACCTGCTTGCGGTCCAGCCTGTAGCGGGCATTTCTGCGCTGAAGTGGTGGTGTAGCTGATGAAGCTCTCACAGCCTTGGCCTGAAGGGTACACGGTCAACAAGAACTCGCCATTCGGTTACCGGACTGATCCGATTACACGGAAACGCAAGTTCCATCATGGTATTGACGTGGCGTTACCGGTGGGTACACCGTTGACTGCGCCCGCGAACGGCACAATCGTACACAAAGGCGCAGGCGGTTCTGGCGGGTACACGTTAATTATCCAGCACGCGCCCGATTTGTTCACTGTTTACTATCACCTTCAGAAGCCTTCACATTTGAATAAGGGCACTCGGGTCGTCGAGGGCGAAAAAGTAGCTCTATCCGGCAACACAGGCCGTTCTACAGGGCCTCACCTGCACTTCGAGGTGCGTAAATCACTTCGTTGGGGTAACACGGTGGACCCGATGCCTTTTTTTAGTAAAGCGGAAGCCCCGCACAAACTCGTAACAGACGGCATACTCGGGAAAAACACTTGGGCTGCCATAGCAAGAATGTTGACCGCTAAAGGGTATTACAAGGGCGCTATCACTGGTAAGCGGGACCGGGCTTTGATTCGGTCTTTGCAAACCTTCCTGAATGAGGGAGGTTGGTAATGCCGGAAGAAACTAACGGTTCGGCCCGTATCAGTGTTAAGGAGGTTTACCTGGAATTGCAACAACTCAGGTCAAGCGTGGAGAAGATTGCTAATTCTTTGCCTGGCATGAAAGAACAGCTTGATGATTTGGAGCATGACCTGAATCGGAAGATTTCTGATCACGAGCACCGTATTCGCAGGGTCGAAATGCGGATGTGGCAAGGCATGGCGTTGGTAAGCGCAATCGCGGCAGTCACACCAATTCTCATCAATCTGATGTCGTGAAGAACACTATAAAATTTTTTGTCACTAATCTGCTCAAGGGAGTGAGGTACATTTTGCAGAAACCATCTTGGAGGAACCGTCGCAGGTACATACTGGCCTCGTTCGTTATTGGCGCGATCATGCTACTCGGCAGCACCGTTGTCGCGTTGACAGGGAATATGTCTGATGTTTCAGATTTAGTTACTGGTGGTGTAGCGTTGATTACTCTCATACTCACCAGTTATATTTTCGGTGCCGTGTGGGAGGACAAATCACTGTATAGGAAAGAGGAGAATGGTGATGGATAAGGTTCGTCGTTATTTTGATTACGCCACGGAAAGAGCCGTGAAAACAATCGCGCAGACCGCGCTTGCAACCATTGGTGGGACAGCGCTTGGTGTGATGGATGTAAACTGGGTATCCGTCTTGTCAATTAGCGCACTTGCTGGAATCATGTCGCTGTTGACTTCGGTTCTTCAGTATGACCGTAAACCAGTGGAGGAGTAATAGTGGACCAGGAAATCGTTGATGGTGTTGTTTGCCCCATAGACCCTATGGAAGCCATGTTGTGCGAATCATGCCAATAGTGCTATAGTTAGGATGTTCATTTGAACTTCCTTTCTGGAAAACCCCTCGGACTGTCCACCACGGTTCGGGGGGTTTTTCTATTCAATCCATTGGTGGATTGTGCGACGGGTTACACCGGCTTTCTTGGCAAGATCGGTGACGCCTATACCGTTGGCGTATTCTTCGCGTACTTTGTCGCGCAGCACTTCTGTGACGATCTGTAGACGCGATAGTTCCCAGTCGCGCATATCGGCAACCATGTCGAGTGAGTACCCAGCTATGTGGGCTTTTGTCATCTCTTGCATAACTTTATAGTACCGGTTGAACGTTAAATCCTTGTGTATGTCGGTTGTGTGTGGTTTACTGACGCCATGAGAAGAAGGGAAACCTACAAACGTAGGAAAACTATGTTGGTTGAGGTCAGAGAGTTCTGGCTTCTACTCGGTGCTGCGAGCTTTTTCGCTAGTGCTTGTGTTGTGTTGACGTTCGTTGTTGCTTATTTAGTGAAAGGGTAGGAAATGTTTGAAGTTGAGAGACACCATGATGAGATTGTTGTGACTTCGGAGCATGGGTTTGATTGTGTTCACCGTGGCGGTGTGGGAACACTTGTTCTAACGGTCCAGGAGGCCCGTGAGATGACGGAGAAGCTTATGGAGGCAACACTGCCGGGGTCGTTCGAGTTCGTGCTCACAACAAGCGCTACACCCGATCCGGAGGACGGTTAACGTTCGTTGGGTAGTGTCCCACCCCACACACCGTACATTTCCTTGTTCGCAACAGCGTAGAGGAGACATTCGGTGATGACGGGGCACTCTTGGCACAGGTTCTTCGCCATTTTCGCGGCTTGTGTCCGGAGTGTCCCTACGGGGAAGTCGTCGGGGAAGAACAGTTCTGGTACTTCCCGGCATGGAACATGGCCTGCCGCCTCGACTGCTTCGTTGAGTTCTTGGTAGGTATACAACTGTCGGTGGTTACGCATAAGGTGAGTGTATGAGAAACGAAAGCATATTCCAAGTTTACGAGGGTGAAACGTTCAACGGCGCATTGAATCTAGGTGTTTATGACTCAGGTTCGTCGGAGTGGCACGAGTTGAGGTCTCGCGGTATTGGTGGGTCTGAGATTGGCACGATCATGGGTTACAACCCCTGGGAGTCAGCGTTTGCGTTGTGGGCTAAACGGACAGGGCAGATACCTGACCCGCCTTTGGAGGGTTGGTCGATTCGGTTCGGTAGAGCTTTTGAGTTGCCTGTGCTGGAACTGTGGGCTGAGGAACACCCTGAGTATGAGGTATTTTTGACGGGAACATGGCAGCACCCGGAGTACGAGTTTATGCTCGCTAACCCTGACGCTCTGGCTAAGCATCGGGAGACTGGTGAGTGGATTGTTGTGGAGATCAAAACGTCTAGGGGTTCGTGGGGTGAAACACCACCACATTATGCGGCTCAGGTGTTGCACTATATGACGGTGTTGAACTTGGAACGGTCTGTCATTGTTGCGGTTGCGGGTTGGAATTATGAGGAACGTTGGGTTGACTTCGACGATTTCGAGGCTGACGCTCAACTGGCTGCGGCGTCACGGTTCTGGAATCACTTGCAGAATGTTGAAAAACCTGAGTGGGATGGGTCTAAGGCGACGTATGAGGCTGTCCGGTATATGCACCCTGATATTGAGAATGATGAGGTGGATTTGGAGGAATTCGGTCAGGTTTTACTTTCGGCGAGCGAGAATTTTCGCAAGTCTGAGACTGCGCTGAATGAAATCAAGAGTGTTGTGTTAGATCGTATGGGTACCGCTAAGTATGGTTATGTGATGCGTGACGGTAAGAAGTGGGTTATTGCTCAAAGGCAAGCAAGAGGTCAGGGTAAACCTTGGCTGGTAGTGAAAGGAGATAAATGATGGGTTGGAACCCGAACGATTATGAAATGGTTGAGGTTAGGATTCGTAAATTCCTTGCCGAGTATGAGGATGGTCGTATCCGCACCGAGTTGATTCCTGATGAGAATGAATGGATTTTCAAGGGGTATGTGTATTTGGGTGTGGGTGAGCAGGCTGCTGATCTTCCGAAGGGTGTTGGTTACGCCACGGAGAAGAAGGGTTCTAGCCAGTTTGCTGCGGAAATGGCGGAAACGAGCGCAATCGGTAGGGCGCTTGCGACGATGGGATTGCATGGCAATAAGCGTGCTTCTCGTGAGGAAATGCGTAAGGTGCCGAATCCGACACGCGATTTTATCACCGAGGCTAAACAGGCTGACTCCGCTGATGCGTTACGGTTGTTATGGACAGAGGCTAAGGCTTCTGGTGCCAGTAAGAACGTTTTGGATGAGGTGAAAAAGTATGCCGAAGAACTTGTCGATTCTGCGGGCGAGCGTCCAGGAGGTTCTTCAGGCGTATCTGGAAGCGGTAAGAAGAAATGATCAGGAGCAGATACCGTTCTGGCGTGCTGTTCTTCTTGAAAGGATGGCACTTGTAGATGATGCCGTCAAACATTATCAAAGAGCTTCAGGAACTAACTCAGACTAACCGTAGGGGTGTTGATGCTCTCTTCGAGGCTGAATCAGAGTTGGCTGAGGCGGAGCATGAGTTGGACAGGGTTGAGGCGCACGCATTTCTTGAGGCGCAAGGTACTGTCGCAGACCGGCAAGCGTTAGCACGTCTGGAAGCCGCTGACGCCCGTTTGGCGCGTGATATTGCCAAGGCGAAGGTAAACAGGGTGAGAACGAAGCTGAAGGTCATTGAGAGCGAGATTATGGCTCAGGCCACCATGTCGAAGATGATGCAAGCGGAGATGAAACTGTAGACTACCCGAATGGAGAAGCCGTGGGGTAGTGAGATTGATTGGTTCGCTGGCGGGCATTTCGTTGTCGGACAATTCATCTTGTTGGAAGGCAAGCGCACTTCTTTGCATTTGCATGAGAACCAAACCCATTTCTGGTTTGTTGAAGCGGGTAACGGTGAACTGATTATTGACGACACCATGTATTTGATTGGTCCTGGTGATTCGATTCACATTGACCGGGAGCAGATGCACCGGTTGTCGGCAAGTATCGGCAATATGCAGATTTTCTATGTCACCTCTGGGCTTATCGATGATGAGGACACGGTTAGATTCGAGGATGATTATGGCAGGGCAGATAAAGCCTTCGGTTAGGAAACTGCTTGAGGCACGCGATCAGGCGTGTTGGCATTGTGGGCGTGAGGATGAGTTGCAGGTGCATCACCGCCGCAACCGTGGGATGGGTGGCACGAAGGGGAAAACTGCGGATGCCACGAATAGTCCACAGAACCTTATCCGCGTGTGTGCTGACTATAACTATTTGATGGAGGCTAACGCTCGGGTGGCTGCTCAGGCGCGTGGTTGGGGTCACAAACTCGGTTCTTGGGAGGATGCTTCTAAACCGGTTTTTGATTGTGCGTCATTCACCTGGTATGTTCTTACGCACGAAGGCGAGAAGGTTGAGGTAGTTTTCCAAGACGACGCCTGGTAAAGGAAGGGAAAGTGGTGGAAATCAGGGACGAAAGACTCGATTACTCGTACCGCAAAAGCGACGAGTATTTCAAACAGTTGACTCCGACTCAGATGAAACGGCAACGGTGGCAAATGTATTTGCACGCTGGTCGTTATATTGAGGGTGCGCGTGATCACAACGCGAAGATTGCTTGGGATTTGTATTTAGAAAGGTGGATGTATGAAGGAAAGCGGCATTTATCGTAACCGTTTACCGGTTGACGAGAACTTTACGATTGTTCCGAACGAGTGGTTGCGGAACACAGGGCTATCACCTGTTGCTAACTTCTTGCTCATTTATTTGTTGTCGCATGAGGTTGGGTATGAGATTCGTGTAAGGCAGATTGTTGCCGAAACGAAGATTGGTGTGAAGGCTTTTCGGTCAGCAATCAAGGAGTTGCAGGCGGAAAACTGGGTATCAGTATCCAGGGCGAAGCAACCTGATGGGACGCTCGGTTCGTACCGTTATGAGTTGAATTCCACCAGGGTGCCCCAAGGCACTGTGGCTCGAAGCACTGTGGCGCAAAGCACTGTGGCTGAGGGCACTCTCTTAAGAAGACAACTAAGAGAAAACAACTATAGAGAAGACAATAAGAGAGCTATTAAGCTCCCTAATGATTGGAAGCCTTCGGAACGGTTGATGGGGATGTTTGATTCTAAGTGGCCTGACATTGACCGTGATTATGAGATCGAACAGTTTTCTACCTATTGGTGGTCTACGGGTAAGACTAAGGTTGACTGGGATATGACGTTCCAGAATTGGATGGGTCGGGCGCAGAAGCGTTCGGGTCGTAACACGACCTCTGCTACTTTGAGGGCCGAAGCGTTGGCTGAGTTGGAAAGGGAAGGTAATGAATAAATCTGAAGTGAAACTGTTGTTGGCGGATGTTGCCGCTATTGATAATCGTCGTGTGACGGAGGAGACTGTGGTGGCTTGGCACGCTGTTCTCGGGCATTTGTCGTTGCCGGTTGCTCAGAAGGCGTTGGTTATGGCACGCCAGGATGAGAAGGTTGACTATTTGGAGCCTCGGCATATTGTGTCTAGGGCTAGGGATGCTCGTATGGCGATTGATCGTGGGCCGGAGGCTCGCGCTGAGGAGGCTAAGTGGCGTTCGGAACCGGAGCCGATCTGTGTGACTCACAATTTGCGTATTACGAAATGTCAACCTTGTGTGGCGTTGCTGGTGAAGCACACGGACGGTATGAGCATTGATGCGCGACACAGGTGGGCGATGACTAACATCGGTTACAAGGAAGTAGCCTAGAATGTCTGGGTGGCTTGGATTGAGTGTCGGCGGTGCGGTTTACGCTGGGACTCTAACGTCTCTAACCGTAACGCGCAGGTTTGTTCCTCGTGTAGGGCTACAAGAGCTAAGACAGTCAATGGGGCGTTTGGTAAGTGTCATCCTTGGCATGGCGATTTCGCTGAGGATGAGGTGACACCTGTGGACACTGAGGGTGTGGCAATCTTGCCTGGTAAAAGAAAATGCGGTAAACAAGACTGTGTAAACATTGAACATATTGAAAGGGTGCTGTAATGGCTGTTGACATCAAGTTTGAAGGATTCATTAACGGGATTCGGTCATTCGACTGGGGAACCGTGTACGACGTTGCTCACAACCAAATGCTGAAGGATGAGCAGGGTGAGTGGAAGGTTGACGGGAAAGACTATTTCTCCGTGACCGGTCCTGCTGGTTTCGAGGAGGGTGACAGGGTTGCTGTGACTGGTCGCATGAAGACCAAGTTCTTCGAGAAGAAGGACGGCAGCAAAGGTATCTCGTTGAACGTTCGGGCAACGGAAATGTCTAAGGTTGAGCGTCGTGGCGGTCAGCCAAACCAGCCATCAGGTCAGCAAGCGCTCTCTGACGTGTTCGGAGATACCCTCAAGGGTATTGATGATCAGGCTCCGTTCTAGAATAGAATGTGGAGCTTTTCTTTGAGGTTTACGGAATCCCTGCACCGCAAGGCTCAAAAAAGAGCATCGGTAATGGCAGGTTTATTGAGGCCTCTAAAAAACTACCGGCATGGCGTAAAAGGGTCAAAGAGGCAGCTCAGGTTGCTATCAAGGATCGCTCTTGGGTTACGCTTACTGGAGCTGCGGAACTCAGTGTCGTTTTCTTCTTACCTCGCCCGCAATCCGTTGCCGCAGGTAAACGTTTACTCCCAACCGTCCCGCCGGACATCGACAAGCTTATTCGCGCCGTCGCCGACAGTTGCTCGGATGCCTTGGTTTGGGAAGATGATTCGCTCGTTTGCAAAGTGAGCGCATACAAAGTGTATGACGACACGCGGGAGGCTGGTGCTCTCATAACGGTCAAACCTTTGATGCTAGTTTGACGATATTCGGTTAGACTCTAAGCGAAGAAAGGGAAAGCAAATGTTAGAGGATTTGGTTCCACCGTCTAGGAACACAAGATGCAAGATGGGTCGCATTTATGATTCGTTGGATGAGAAAGATCAGGACATTTTGGATAAGGCTTTACTGGCAGCTAATGTTTGGTCTGCTAAAGCTTTGGCAAGGGAGCTAACTAATCGTGGGTTGGGTATCACGGAAGGACCACTGGCTTTGCACCGCACAAAGTCGTGTGGGTGTTACCGCAGCTAATGTTGGATGATTTGCAACCTGCGAAGAAGGTTGACGCTCCTACAGGCTTCCGGCCTGCTATCGAGTTTGATGGCAATGAAGGTGTTGCCACTACTGAGGGGTTACCTGACGCCCCTAACTTTGATGAGTTTCTTGCGGAACGTGGCTACTCCCCGGAGGAGTATGAGGTAGTAGGGACACCTCGCACTTCTCAATGGCAACGCTGGGACGGGGAATGGCTCACGGCCTATCGCTTTCATTTCCGCAAGAAAGTTTCTGACGTTGATTTGCCGACACTGTTTGCTGAGGCCAAGAAAACCAAAGCACCTAAGCAGGTGAAACGCGGTAAGGATAAAGCGTTTGTTGTTGTGCCATCGGATTTCCAGGTGGGTAAGACTGGTAGCCGTGGCGGAACAAAGGAACTGTTGGCTCGTGTGTTCGAGTCGTTTGACCGTATCGAGGATGCGATAAAGCAGGCCAATCCGGAGAAGATTGTCATTATTGACGCCGGTGACATTATCGAGTCTGTGTCGAACAAGGGCGATCAGATACAGCTTGAGTCGAATGATTTGTCACCTATGCAACAGGTTGATATGGCTG